CCTCAATAGTGCGCGGGGCGTACCTCAAGGCGGCTCTCGGTGGGAAGAAGGTGAAGTCCAAGAGCGTGGTGAAGCGCAAGCTGTTGGTAAACGGAGAGTACACCGACGACGAGGTGATACAGACCACCGAGGGTGAGCAGGAGCTGCCCTATAACGTGCAGGCTCTCGCCACATGGCTCTACCACCACGACACCGAATGGCGCAAGGTGGAGCGCAAGCAGGATGTGGATGCGACCGACATTCCGCTGGGCGTAAGGAAAGGCGTTGACATTGACGCATGGATTAAAAGGGAGATAGAGGCCGATGATAAGGAATAAGGAAATATATTATCCCCTTTACCAAGACAAGGAGAAATTCATCATCCTTATCACTGGCGGGCGAGGAAGCGGAAAGTCATTCGCAGCCTCCACTTTCATTGAACGCCTCACATTTGAGAAGCCTGCCGCATCGGAAATAGTGCATCAGATACTCTACACTCGCTACACGATGGTTTCCGCCCACATTTCAATCATCCCCGAATTGTTGGAAAAGGTTGAGCTGGACGGCACGGAAAAGTATTTCTCATCCACGAAGACGGATGTCATAAACGTTATGACTGGAAGCCGCATCATGTTCCGTGGAATTAAGACGAGTAGCGGAAACCAAACAGCAAAGCTGAAATCAATACACGGCATAACGACATTTGTGTGTGATGAGGCTGAGGAATGGGTGGATGAGAATGACTTTGATAAGATTATGCTCTCCATTCGCCAAAAGGGAATACAGAACCGCATCATCATTATAATGAACCCCACGGACAGCAATCATTTCATTTATAAGAAATACATTGAAAACACGTACAAGCTCGTGGAGGTTGATGGCGTGCCTGTACAGATAAGCACGCACCCGAATGTCCTTCACATCCACACTACCTATTTTGACAACATAGACAACCTTTCTCCGCAATTCATCAATGAAGTGCAACGGATGAAGACTGAGAACCCCGAAAAGTACGCTCATACCGTCATTGGACGTTGGGCTGACGTGGCGGAGGGCGCAGTGTTCAAAAAATGGGGCATTGTTGATGATTTCCCTGCAAATGCGAAGAAAGTGGCGTTAGGGTTGGACTTCGGATATTCACAAGACCCGTCCGCTTGCGTGCGGTGCGGAATTGTGGATAATGACCTGTATGTCGATGAGGTGTTCTATCGGCAGGGTATGCTCATTACAGACTTGTCGAACTCTCTGAAAACGGAGGATTCGCACGTTTACGCTGACAGCGCGGACCCGCGCCTGATACAGGAGATAGCCAACAAGGGAGTAGTGATATACCCTGTGCAAAAAGGACAAGGCTCAATAGTAGCAGGAATTGAACGCATAAAAGACTTCGACCACATCTTTGTTACACGGCGTTCCTACAACATACAAAGGGAGCTTCGCAATTACGTATGGGCGAGAGACAAGGACGGAAACTATATCAATGAACCCGAAGACCACGACAATCACGGAATGGACGCTATGCGCTATTACGTGAACGGCCATATCTTCGGACAGGTGATTGTAAAAAAGAACTATAACAAATCGGATTTTGGAATATTTTAAGGGGAGATAACACAATGACGAATTATTTACAGCAGATTTTCTCATATTTCCGCAACCTCGCATTGAACTCAATGGGAGCGGAGCGTGATTTGTACCAGCTGATACAGGACGGCGACATATCCACCGCCGTAAACATGATGCAGAACAGGGACAATGAGGTTGACATGGCCATAAAGGAGTACAACCCACAGACGCACGAGGTTATGAAACGCCCGAACAAGTATCGCAAGAAGGGCGATGACTACATAACGGAGAAGCTGCCACGCACACGCCAACGTTACATAAACGAAGTGGAGTTGTTCTTCTTGCTTGGGAATCCTGTCAAATGGAAGAAAGAGGACGGTTCGGATGATGCGTACAGGCTATATACCGATTTCATTCGAGACATACGATTTGATGCCAACATCCGCAAGATTAAGCGTCTCGCAGGTTCGGAAACCGAGTCCGCCCTTTTGTTCCATATATACAGGGACAAAAACGACAATCCCGTTGTCAAGCCTGCAATCCTCGCCCGTTCCACGGCGTACAAGTTGCGTCCGTTGTTCGACCAATACGGCAACATGACCGCCTTTGCTTATGGTTATAGGCTGAAAGAGAACGGAAAGACGGTGGAACACTGGGATATACAGACCGCAGACATGATTTTCTTCTGCAAGCGTGGTGCGGTAGGATGGAACATTGAGACTTTCCAAAACCCGACAGGCAAGATAAATGCCGTGTATTTCCAACAGCCAAAGGCGTGGGATGGCGCAGAGCCGAGGCTGCACCGTGAGGAAATGCTTGACAGCAAGGTTGGCGACACGAACAATTACTTTGCCGACCCGATAGCTGCGGCCACAGCCGATGTCATAGAGAACCTTGCCGACCCGAACAAGCCGGGCAAGTTGATACAACTCACAGGTGAGAAATCAAGGTTTGAATATGTCAATCCTCCGTTGTCAAGTGAGACGAGGGAGTCCGAGCGCAGCAATCTTAATGACAGCATCTTGTTCGATACGTTCACGCCCGATTTTTCCTTTGAGAAGATGAAAGGGATGGGAACGCTAACTGGTGCGGCCATAAAAAACGCCATGATACTCGGCTACATTAAGCGAGACAACCGTAAGGAGATATACGGTGAGCTGATAGACCGTCTGAAGAACATAATGGTGGCAATCCTTATGTTTCTGCATCCCGACAAAAAGGCGGAACTGGAGAAGCTGCAAATCAGTTTTGAGTTCTCAGAGCCTTTTGCGACAGACCAACAGCAGACGTGGAGTTCCATCGCAGACCTTTACCAAAAAGGCGTTATATCCATTGAAACAGCAGTACAAATGTTGGGGCTTGTCAATGCTCCAATGGAAGAAGTGGAGCGCATAAAGTCCGCAAAGCAGGACAATGTACCGTTGAATAATAACGGTGAGGGGTAATTAAGGCTCTTTTCGGGGCAGAGTGTAAAGAACCCCGACACTTTCAGTTTTTGTCGCTACACATAAACTTTAAAGTATATAATCACATACATACCTCCCAGTGTCGGGGTGTAAGTCCACGACTGGAGATATTTATGTGATTATTGTTTATGTGTAGCATCCGCAAAGGTACGGATTTATTTTATATATGGCAAGAACTTCAAGCGAAAATCGCAGACGGAGCACGATAATCAGAGACAATGATGTTCATTTGGCGTATGAAGAACTGCGTAAGGAATTGGGTGCTTTGGCATCCGAAGTCAGTCGTAATTACATTTATGGGCGAATACATGAACGTACAGGATTGTGCTTTAAGACCATTGCGTTTGTTCTTAATCATACAGCCGCCATAGATATGAAAGTACAGTGTTAATTGTATGCCTTGCCAATTCTTTCTCCTACTACTGCGCCTTGCTGAAACTCCGAAGTGGAATAGTTTACTATCCCACAGCCTTTCAGCCCCATTACGCCCTCTCCTTTTGCCTCGTCAAGAAATTGCTCGGCAAGCCTGTCATAATTGCCGCCAGTCGCATCTATGCCAACAATAAGCCACCCTGCTTCGTCCACAATGGCCTTCCTGCAAGTGAAACCCGATATGGTCTCGCAATATTCATCCGCGCTTGTTATCCTTGTTTCCGACGTGCTATTGTGCCCTTGCAGGATTTCAAGCTCTTCTTGCGTCCTTTGCTGCCTTTGGGAATTGGAGCATCCGATACTAAGTAATGCGGCGAATGTGATTACGATAAGTTTTCTCATAATGATGTTGTTTTTTAGATTTCTTTATTTTGATTTCAGATACGATAGTCTCCAGCTCCTTTATTGTTGTCGCCTTGTAAAAATCTCCATTATGTTCCACAAGAGCTGACAACTCCGATTTTAATATTTATTGTTTTACCACAGTGAGGGCAGACAAAAGCCTTTGTGCTTTTGTCGCTTTCATCTTGTACAAGCTCCGAGACAGTCACCCCAATAACAGACGCAATTTCTTTCAACTTATCCAAAGTTGGATTGCCGTTGATTAGCTGTGATAGAGATGGTTGGCTAATACCCTTTTCTCCCTGCTTATTAGTCATCTCTTTGGCAAGTGCCTCCAAAGTCCATCCCTTATCTTTAATCACTTTCTTTATATTCATAAGTCATAACTTAAATTATTGGGAGACAAAGATAATGTTTTTTTCTAAAAGAGCATATTCTTATAATAATAAACCTAATTTTGTTAACGTAATTTAAGATAGAAGTTATAAATATTAATTATAGTGAAAAATTAGATAAAACCTAAATTATATTTTGATATATAGGATAAAACCTATATATTTGCAACATCAAATAAAATAATACAGATATGAGAAAGCCAAACGAAATAGAAGCAAGAGTGATAGAAGCTATCATAAGCGAGTGCGAGCTTGGTTGCGTTGATAACGAGCCGTACTGCACAGACGACATAGAGATTGGCGGCACGCTCGTAACGGTCAGGGGGCATTATTGGGCTGACGGCTACTGCGAGAATGACTACTACAACGGCACGGGCGCATGGGTAGCCACTGACACAAGCGTAACCATTGACGAGATAGAAGCCTACAATGAAGACGGCGACAAAATAGAGCTTGACATAGACGAGAGCCTTATAGAGCTTTATGTAGAGAAAGAACTCACATTCTAAAACGAAAAGACATGATACAGCGTGAATTGATAAACATTGCCACGCTTGCGAAACAGGCGCAAGAGAATTGCTTGAAAGCGTTGCAAGAGCTTGAGGCGATGCAAAGCGCACAGACGGAAAGCTACAATGCGACGCTGCTTGCGTTGG